GAAAGATTATATCTTTAGCATCTACGATAGGTTTAATAATTACATCACTAGATGAGTTAGTGACACTAAGTATTTCTGTACCTGCAGCAGCAAACTTTACATCACCACCACCTGCGTCTAGTATTATATCACCAGCTACATCAACTGTCAAGTCTCCAGAGCTAAGATCAATCTCTGTGCCATCAATAGTTATGTTGTCAACAACTACACCACCATTAGCTGTAACTTTTGTTGTTGTTAAGTTACCTGTGCTTGGATTGTAGGTTAGATCTCCATCCATCTCCAAGCCTACATTACCTGTGCTAGATGTAGCATTTTCTACAAATGTAATTAAGTTATCTTCGTTTGTGTTTTCATTATCTGTAACGAGTACGTGTGCAGCGTTTGTCGCATCTGTGACAGTAACACCTGCTATAACTGTGTTAAGAGCAGTTCCATTCACTGTTATTGCATCTGCTTCAAGTGTGCCATCTACATCTACATCACCAGAAATATCTAAAGAGGCTGCTATAAGCTGGTCAACCTGTAAGTCCTCATGGCTAGAACCTAGCTTCAACTCAAACTTTGGACCTGTGGTGTTGTATGTAAATGTAGCATCGTCACCACTACCACCTTCTATCGTAATACCTGCACCATTAATTACAGCAGATGTGCTGTTACCACTATCAAGAACAATGTTGTGATCGTTAAGATTTACAGTAGTAGAGTTTACAGTTGTGGTTGTGCCTGATACAGTCAAGTCACCTGTAACTGTAAGATTATCTGCCACCGTAACTTCTGAGGTGCTGTGTCCTAATGTAATAGCTGTACCAGATACACCTGTACCAATAGCGATAGACTCACTACTATTACCTGTGTCAACTACAAAATAATTATCTGACCCTTGTTTAATTGTAAACGCAGTGGCTGAGTTATCAGTAACAGCTATGTTAATATCTGTAGCGTCAGCACTAATAGAGTCTAGTGCAATGTCACCAACGTTAGTAATGTTGTTATCACCGAAGCTTACATTGTCACCAAAAGTTTTATTTGTTAGCGTGTCTGTTGTGGCTTTACCAACTAATGTATCAGCACTGGCAGGTAAAACTACAGTCACGTTTCCTGAGTACGCAGAGTGTGGGGCTGCTTGTAGTTGTGTGTAGTGTGCGTTGCTAGACTCACAGTAAAACCTAATGTAAGATTCAGCACCACTGTTTTTTATAGAGATAGCCCCTGACTGCATATCAATACCGTTAGAGCCATCTATTCTAAGAACACCTGAACCGTTTGGCGTTATAGTAATATTACCGTTTGATACAGATACAATATCCTGTCCGTTAACATCTAAAGAACCGCCTAGCTGTGGTGTAGTATCTTCTACTACGTTAGATATGGCTGCACCAGATACAGCAAGACCTGAGACTATAGTGCTACGTGTAATTTTTTTAAGACCACCGCCAGATGTATCCACAGCAATAAATACATCATCATTAGCAACAGAGCTAATCTCAGACAAGTCACCAACAGCAGTAGGATTAAAGTTTGTACCGTCTGCTATTAGAAGGTGTCCTGCAGTGTTTGTACCCATTACAAGATCATCACCAGTAATAGTAAGATCGCCACCTACAACTACATCACCGTTAAACGTAGCTTTACCTGCGAGAGCCATGTCAATGTCCAAAGCAGTAATAGCACTAGAACTATCTGTGCCTTTGATAGTAAAGTTTTTGTCTGCTGTACTTACTGTAAATACTGCGTCACCAGAATCGTGTTTAAACTCAAGTATTGATGTGCCAGAAGATTTAAAGAATACCTCATTGCCAGCAGCATCTAGTATGATGTCACCACCAGAGTCTAGCGTAATATCAGTTCCATCGTTAGTGATAGTGTCAAGAGCAATACTACCTACGTTTGTGATATCGGCATCTCCAAAAGATGTAGCTCCAAGTGTAGTAGATCCACTAACAGTTAAGTCTCCACCGACAGTCAAGTTAGCACTAATGTCTACTCCACTACTAGCGTTAATGTCAACAGTAGGCGCAGTTATCTCAAGCTCAGTATCAGCATTAATATCTAGTTGACCGTCTGCGCTGGAGTGGATAGTAAGTGCAGTATCTCTAAACTGTACTTTTTGTGCAGCATTCATTAAAATGTTTTGACTTGCATCTACAGTAAAAGATGTAGTGCCACCTGTCGCAACTGTGATTACATCTGATCCGCTAAATGTAATGCTTGTGTTAGTATCTGCATCTCCAGAGATACTATCTAATTGTATGTTACCTGCGTTGGTGAAGTTGGAATCGCTAAGATCAAACGTGCCTGTTACATCTAAGTTACCATCTACAGTTAAGTTACCTTCTGCAGTAATATTAGCGCCACTAAATGTCAATGCTGCTGTTGGTGTTGATCCTGACTTTATTACAAGCTCACCACTGCTGTTAGTCAAACTACCAAACGTGGTTCCATCATCTTTTAGTACAACGTCTGCTCCACCTGCATCTAAAGTAATGTCTCCACTTGCGTCCACAGTAAATGCAACAATATCAAGCTGACCATCAGTACTAGAGTTAATATAAATAGCAGTATCACGAAACTGGAGCTTTTCTGACGAAGCAACCAGTATATCATCAGAAAACTCAAAGTAGTCCTCGTCTTCCATCCATTTTAGTACACCGTCATTAGTTTCACCATCAAAAGTAATTACAATGTCTGTACCAGCAGTGCCAGCACCAAAGGTTATTCCATGCCCTGCCAGCGTACTAATAGGACCACCCTCTCCAGTTGTACCATCGTGTGTGTGTCCTGTACTAGCAGCAAAGGCGGCAAGAAGCTGATCAAACTCGTCATTCGTGTCTGATGCTTGGATTATGTCACCCTCTGTATAAGTTGACTGTCTTGTGTAATTAGCACCCATTAGCGTCTAGCTCCTACTTGATATTCTAATTGAAATCCTTTTAGTGAGTATGGCGGTGATTCGCCATTGTCATCTACTTTTAGCGCAACAGTAAAACCTGAACCCTCTACAGGTTGTCTTACCAAAGGCTGTGAACCACCACCATAAACAAATTGTGTAGCAGAAGAAGAGGTGCTGTAAACAGCAGTACCATATTGTGCTCCTACTGTGGCGGTTGTTAAACTGTAAGCTGCAGGTCTTGATGCACCCACACTATCATTGTCGTATCTTAAAAATAAATCTGCACTAATGTTAGCTTCAGGCTTGTAGTTAAGAATAACTCTATGCATTGTTTTTCTTACACCCACATCTCCAAAGTTTAAATCTGGACTTCTGTATCTACCTAGTATGGCTGTGCCATCAAAGCTATTACCTTTTTCTTGCCTATGTACAAATCCATCAAAACCACCATGAAGAACTATAACATCTCCTTCTTCTACGTGAGTATCTGAACAAGATGGTTTAATACCTAAAGATTCAGAAAACTCAAAGCCATCACCTTTCATAACACATATGACACCTCTAGTTCTTTTTTGTGCAACAGTATCTCTAGTAAAAAAGATTCTATACTGTGTTTTATCAGGTATTACAACACTCTCAAAAAGACTAGAGTCCTTAATGTTATCGTCAAACAAAGACTGCACGTTCTTAGATATTGTGCCTAACTCAACGTCACCAATCCTAGCAGTACCAGCAACAGTTCGTAAACCATCAGGTCCAAGAAAAATTAGATCACCTGCAAACTCTTGGATGGTATTGCCGTTTACACAACCTATGTTTCTAGTTACAGGTTCTACAGCAAAGTTAGATAAACCAGTGCCTGTTAATTTAAATATTCTATTTTCACAAAATATAAATAAATTGTCACGAAAAACTTTTAGTCCTACTATCGTATCGTCTACATTAATACTACCAGCACCATCTCCTGAGTTAAATCCATCTTCATCAAACGGCTCACTAAAAACTATAGTTGATGGGGTAGAAGACTTACCTGCGTAAAACATGTGGTTTCTAAATGCAGCTACAAACTTTGATGCTGCTACAGTGCTTTCGCTTACATCTGTAGCTGTCATAGATGAGTTAAAGATAACAGGTGCATTAACACCATCTACACATATTAGTTTTTCATTACCGTCAAAGTTAAATCTTTCAAAGTCATACTTGTCTGCGTTGGTTCTATCTGTGTCTCTTTGTGTCCAGTTCTCTGATACTGCATCGTCTATTGCGTGGTTAGCTGCAGTTGTACTTGATGTAGATCTAGTAACACCTGTAAAAGTTGTGCTGGTTATTCCTGTGTAGGTAAACTCTTCACTGTTTATTAATAGTGTACCACTAGATGCAAAACCTGAAGTAGAGTCTACGTTTATAGTGCCAGATCCAGACATGCTGGTAGTTGATAATATTCTTTGTGATAACTCTGTAGAGCCACAGCTATATATTCTTTCACCCCTAGCTGCAACAACTCTATCAGCAAACCTAGCTACTAGTAAAACTTTTTCGGTAGCATTGTTTGTTTGAGGAACTATCTGATTAACAAACTTACGAAAACCATTTATACGTCTGTAACCACCCTCAACATCAGGCTCAAAGTTTTCTAGAACTAAAGCTTCACCAGGTTGCATAAGAAAGGTGGACCTGTTTAGAACTAGCCCACCCTCACAGTTAAAAGCTGCTGGTTGTAGTGTTGATGTATCTGGCATTTTAAGATACTCTTAGTACAGGATTGTATGTTGTTGTAGCACCACCCATTAATGTAGATCTTAGGTAATCATATTTGTTTATTACAAGTGTTTGCATATTTTTTATGCCTTGTTGAAATCGTTCAAAGTTTACTTGATATTGTTGTATCTCTCCACGATACTGATATACGTAAGCTACTGCACCATCAATAACAACAGTTGCAAACCTATCAGGTATTGTAGTTGTATCCGTGGCTGCTGATAAGTCAGCAGGGAATGTAAAGTAATCAAAGATTAGCGTGTATTGTTTATCAGGAAAAGGATATAGTATATAATTGTTATCTGGTGTACGCACTATAAATCTAGGAATACCACCTTTATCTGAAAACTGTGTAACTGTTGTGCCGTTCGCAATTGCTGCTGCTGTCGTATCATTTGCACCCCTAGTACATCCTGTAAAATCGTTACCTGTTATACCAGTGTAAGTTATTTGTTCACCACCTATAAACAAAGTGCCTGTTGCATCAAAGTCAGATGTATCTGCGACAGTTATTGTTGTTACTGCTGCAGACAATCCAGATGATGCATTGATGGTTGTAGATGCAACGTCATCTTCTTGTACAGCGTAATCCCTTGATATGTATTCGTTGTAGTTTAGTTTAGTCAGGCTGTTACCTGCTGAACTTAGATCTTCATCTTTTTTTATTCTTGCTGTGTTATAATCTATGTACTTTGTACTCGTTGGTACAGTGTACTTAGCAACACCTGGTGTAAGTGTAGAAGAGTTTGTTGCGTGGTTAAAAGGATAAGCAAACTCTCTCTGATTAATATATCTTATAGATTCATTGACAGCATTCTGACACTGTGTTTGTACGCCTCTTGGACTTGCAAAGTTAGAAGCTGTAAGTTCTACCTCATTCATCCTAACTAGTGTTTTGTTTGTCAGTGTAAGAAATGTCTCTGCCATAAGTGATTCCTAATATGTGATAAGGGGGCCAGTTGCCCAGCCCCCAAAGTATTATGCTAGTAGATCACGGTCTACTTCATTAGCAGAACTTGATCCTGAGACATCATCCATGATTACGCATACAGCGTACACACGAATAATACCGCCAGTGATAGTTCCACTTGACGCATGAATCTCTACGTCAATAGTGTCTGCTGATGCAGTGAACACTGGTAAGTTAGAACATACACCTGAAGATGTAATCGCAGGAGTGTGATCCCCTGCTGATGCACCGTCTAGGTCAAATGACGCAGCAAAGATGTCTACGTCTGTTCCTGTAATACCAACGTGGATCGCAGAATCTGTGGTAGTACCTTCCATTGCAGTTTGAACTTTGAAACCTGCATGTAGGATCAAAGTGTTTGCAGGAACAGCAATAGCTTCGATAATATCATCTGCTGCTAGTGCAGTACCACCGTTTTGTAATATAGCATCTGCAAGATCGATGTCGTTCTGCAGAGTAACTAAGCTGCCACGAAGCTGCTTATTGCCAGTACCGCCATTGTTGGAAGTAGAGGCTGAGTTCGTGCTCATTGAAATAGTAGCCATTGTTCAATCTCCCTTCTTACGCTGCGTTATACTTAGCTGTTACGATACCTTCTGGACGAAGGATTTTTCTACCATATAGGTGCATACCACGAACAATGTCAGCAAAGCTGTCAGGGTCACGATATGATTCTGTTTTATTGATCTGCTCTGCAGTTGCTACTGCTGAGTCATGTCCACCAACAATCACACCAAAGTTAGCATTTTGGTTTGCTGATCCAGATGTGCCTGGCCCTGTTCCTACTGCAGGTAGGTTTGAGGACACGTACATACGGAAGCCGTGAAAGTTGTTTACAACAAGACCGTTGCGAAGACCACCAGATTCACCGAAGTCAGCGTTCATTAAGCGTGAATCTTCATCGCGCAATAGTTCCATGAACACAGGGTCAACAACAAGCCATCTGCCATCTGTATCAACTTGTTGTTGATCTAGCAAACGAGCCATACGTGCTACAACCATTGCTGGTGAAGCTGTTGCTGTTGGTAGTGAAGTTGCACCTGGCATACGTGCAGTTAGTGGGATAGAGTGATCCCCTGCACTTGAAGTTGTGATATTACCGAAGTCACCCTTCTTTAACTTCATTGAAGAAAGAAGTTCGTCTGAACCAGCAGTGATAACAGACTTAGAACCGTTTACGGTTGTGTTAGCTGTATCTGGTGATCCATGTAGTGCTGACTGTTTGAAACCACAAAGGTATCCAAGTACGTCTTGATCATACTGATCTTTTAGACGATACGCTGCACGATCTGTAGCAAGTTGCATAAAGTTTACGTGACTATGCGCTTCTTCGATGTCATCCATTTTGAAAGCAAAATAGTTAGCTTTGTCAATGGTCAACTGAAAGTCTTCATCGTCTAAGTCTTGTGCCGTGACAGTTGTGCCACGTGTGTAAGCTTGCACTGAGATTTCTGGCTCTTTGATAATCTGAACCGTATCCCCTTGTGCGCTTATCTCTCCGAAATAATCAGAGTTAGTTATTTCTCCTACAACAGTACTCTTGCGGAAAGCAAGCTGTACCTGTTTGGAGTAGATTACTGGACTAAAATTACCGTTAGGTAAATTGCCGTAACCTGACGCTGATGAAAAAGCCATGATAAAAATCCTCCATTAGATGTTTGGCTTAAGTTAGTAAGCTAACACTTTGAAAGAGGCTAGTAGTTCTAGGGTGCAAGTACCGTACACGTTGGCCTTTGTGTACGGCATTGGGCCTATACTTAACTAGGTAGGTCTTACTTAGTAGTTGGGCTTAGTTAAGAAAAACATAAAGGTGGCTATATCTCTACAATAGGGCTTTATGCTTTTACTTCATAAACATAGTTATATATACTTAATCTACTATGTCAATAGTTTTTTATCGTGCACCACCAGAAATATCATATACAAACTTACCTGATCGTATAGCTTCCATAATATCGTCTGATCGTGCTTCATATTCTTTAGCAGACATTTTCTGTACTTGTGACTCTAGAATCTGTCCTGACACACCTTCACCGTCAATCTTAGTTGTTCTTTTTGTCTTGACTTGTGATGCTGCTTCTTTAGTTGTTTTCTTTTTAGACTTGATGTCCATACCGTTGTCAACCTTAAACAGGTCAATAACACGTACAACTGATCTTGGATCATCTAGATTCTCGTACAGAGCGTCTTGTACCCACTTGGGTTGCTCCCCTGCCCAGTTATGAAAGTCATCACTTTCACGTAACTCGTCAAAGTCAGGGTGTATGTTTCTTATAGCGTTCTCTGCTTTTGTGCGTTGGGTTTCAGCATTAAGCTTATCTATCTCTTGTAGCCTCTTGTCTGCCTTTGCAAACTTTTCTTCAGCTATCTTAGCAGCTTTTGTTTCTACAATGCTTGCTATCTCTGGATACTTTTTAGTCCAAGCATCTATCTCTTCGTCTGATTTAGGTGGTAGTAGCTGACCTTTTGCAGCTTCTGCCATCTGAGCTTTTAGTTCTTTTATTTCTTCAGACTGTTTGTTTAAGTGCTTGCGTAAATCACTGTACCGTTTCTTATACGTTCTTTCTTCAGCAGATAGCGTTTCTTCTTTAACTTCTGTATCGGCCTCTTTCTTTTCGGTACTCTCTTCTTCGGTAGGACTCTCTGTTCTTCCCTCCATGAGGGCTTTAAGTTCTGCCTCATCCTGCTCTATTCGTTTTCTATTAGCTGTGAGGGTTGACTTGTTTTGTACAAATCCTGCATTCTTTGGTGTTTCCACTTCTGTTAGTTCTGGCATTTTATTACTCCTTATGTTGGGGCCAGCCGTAGCTGGGTAGCCTTATAGTTATATGGATTTAGTTTTATATAGCGGCTGGATCTACATCAAATGGGTTTTGTGATCTTGCCTCTAGTTCTTCTTCTTCCTCTGTCTTTTCGTCATCATCATCATCAACTGGCGGCATTAGTGCATCGTAATCTATTTCACCTGATTCTGTTTGATAGAAAGGTTGATCTGTTATAGGCACGCCTGAAGCAGTCATTCCACCTGCGTTTGCATCTTGTTGATTAGCTGCTTGTTGTGCTTGGAACAAAATATTGTTTGTTTCATCTGTCAGTGGATTACCATCTGCATCAATACCTTGTGATAATAAATCATTTATTCTTTTGTTAATTGATCCTGCTTGTATTCTTTTTATTCTTTTAGCTTGTGTTATCAAACCCAAACCTAAACCTGGTGCAAAGGAGTTTCCAACAAAACCTAAAATTATTCTATCTGCAGCCGTGACTGCACCTATATCTTCAGTTGCAAGCTTAGACATATCATTAGCATATTGTTGAAAATCTTTTGCTGTCCATTTACTAGCAGGTGTGTTCTCCCACGTTCTAGGAATATCTGGTCTGTCATCATCGTCATCGTCTCTTGATGTTTCTGCTTTTTGTTTTTGTACTTCTACGGCTGTGTCACCTTTAAGTACAAATCCTTCTGGTATAGGAGAGAGAGGTCTACCATTAAAAAAGATTATTTGTATTTCTCTTCCTGTCTCAGGATTAATATATATCTTATATTCAAAGCCAGTAAAGATTGGACCTGTTCCACCGTATCCACCAAAGCCACCGCCAACTGGTGCAGGTATTTCTTTGTCTTGTATCTTATCTATTTCACCACCCTCTTGCATTTGTTGTGGTGATTCGCCTGATGTAACTTTTTCTGCAGCCTCTTCTACTTCTAGCTCGTCATCTCTAAAGAAAGACTCTTCACCTCTTTTGATACGTTGGAAACCTTGTTTAGCTGCGGCCTGTAAGTTTTCAAAAAAGGGTGTGCCGTAGTAACGTCTAGTAGCTGCATCTATCAT